GCCGTAGAAGTTGGTGCTGGCAGCCGTCGCGGCGCCTGCGAAGTACAGCCACACAAGGCACGCGCCGTCCTTGACCTGCGGCAGGCTCGGCAACTGGTTCAGCAGGTCACGCTCGGCAGCGACAGACGCCGTCGTAATCGGCAGCGTCAGCAAAGGCCGGGCAAGGCACAACGCCCCGGTGCCGGTGTTAGCCGCCGAGAACGTCACCGACGCAACCGTCGACACGCCCGTGTCGCCAGAGGCCAGCGGCAGGAATGGGCCGTAGTTGTTCGCCGCCGTACCAGAATGCGAGATATGACCCGCCACTGCCGAGGCTGTCATCGAAACCGTCACAGGAAGTGAACGACCTGACGTCGGCACCGTGTTGCTATAAGACAGCGCAAGGTTTTGTGCTGTCGCGCCTGATGTTGCCGTCTGCACCCAGAAAAGACGACAACCTGCGCCGTTGGTATACCGCAACGAAGGCGTGCCGGTCAGCGTTTGCGCCACGGCGCTGTTGTTGCTGATGCCGGGCCAATATCCTTGCAAGTCCACGAGCATCAACTGCGCCGGGACACCCGTCGCCACCGCCGTCACCGCAGACACGTTGAGGATGTGCTTGGTGTCTGGACTGACGTTGCCGCCATGCTGCAGACCGAAAATCTGCGTGCCGTTGCCCGTCGTCTCATCGCACGACCGCCACGCCAGCGCCGTACCTGCAAACGCATTGGCAATCGGGGTGCCTGCGAGCAGGCTGAAGTCGTACCAACGGCCAGCGGCGTAGGTAATACCCGCCGTGGTGATTTTGTTCCAATCGTTGCGGATGAACTTGCCGTTGTTCGTGATCTCGTTGACGAGATCGTCCATGCTGCTGAAGCCCATGATTTAACTCCAAGTAAAGTCTAGTGAGGCGCGGAAAGGGATCGGCGTCGTCGCTGACCCGCGCAGAGTCAGAAATTGCAGAAACGCACCGGGCTGCACTGCGGGGAGCGTGCCGGATTCCTTGAAAAAAACCTTTTCCGCGACTGTGTTTTGCTCAAGCAACTGCAGCGTGAAAATCGGCTTGCACAGAACGATGTTGATAAATCCGCCGATGCCGGTTGACACGCTCACGCTCTCAATGCTGCGAATGCCTTTGTCGCCGCTCTGAAGTGGAATGAACGGTGTCAGCGCAGATGCAACACCAGACGTGTTGGCAATGTTGCAAAGGCTTCCGATGTTAGCCGAGCCAAATATGTCAAACGTCGACGTCCTACCTGATACGCCAGCAGAGTTGGTATAACTCAACGTCACTGTGGCAGTTGCGCTTGCCGTTTGCGGCACCTGCACAACGCAAAACGCCTGCACGCCCTCGCCGCTCAAATAGCGCGGCAGCGACTGCGTGTTGTCCATCGTCTGCGGTGCAGTGTCGTCCGTGTCGACGAGCGGGTAGAAGCCAACATAGTCGGCAAACAGCGCCACAAGCGGGGCACCCGCCGCAGACGTTCCGATCTGCGCCACGCTGACGTACTTTGAATCGCTTGTCGCCGGGCCAGTGTAGACGCTGCGATTGGCACTGCCCGTCAGCGGGGTGAACTCCAACGCTGCCCCGAGGTATGCGTTGTAGATTGGGATGCCCGCACCAATGCTGCCATCTGCCCAAACGCCTGCCGCAGCAACAGCAGGCAATGACGACTTAAACACAAACGAATTCCAGAACTGACCGGACTCCGATTGTGCTGTCGCCAACGCTGCAAGGCTATTGAACCCCATCCGGCTGTTCCTCTGGGATTACTTCAATCTGACCGTCTGGGTGGATCGGGCAACGCTGCACCTCGTCGGTCTCGGCATCAAAAGCCAAGTCCTGCAAACAGTGGGCACAGCGGTAGCGCCACACATCAGTCCACCGTCACAGTCAACGCACCCGCAGAGAACTGCGGCTGAATGCCGTTGCTGATCGAGAGACTCGACGTCAACGCACCCTTCAACAAAAGGTTGCCAGCGCCAGACAGATCAGTACCGATGCCGAAATGCGTCGCGGTTCCCGAGCCGCCAGTGCATTGACCGAATTGCACCAGCGCGGTGTTGCTGATCGTCTGCGAGGTCAGTGTCCAGCCGCCGGCGGTGCGGTTGACGGCCACTCGAGCGTAGCCGGTGTAGCTGATCTCGTTGGTCGACTGCGTGCCAGACTCGCCAGGGTCAGCGGTGTGCAGCGAGATGTAGAACGATCCGGCCGCGGCCGAATTCTGAAGGCCCGCAGCGTCACCGATGTTGGCCCAGTCGACGTTTAAGAACAAAAGGTTCAGCAGATTGGCTTCTGCCGCATTGGTCATGCTCATATCAATTCATCCCCATTGGTGGAGGTTGTAAGCCAGGAACCATCGCGAGGGCGTCGTCATCCTCCTCGCGCACTTCAATGATGTCGCCCATCGCGTTGCGCACCGGGACGCGTTTTCTTTTCTTTGAAATCGTCTCAAGCAGCTGCTGCATTTGCGCGGTGTTTTGCTGCTGCCCCTCGACACTCGCCTGCGCGAGCTGGTTGACAGAGCCAGAGAGATCCTTCATCTGCGCCTGCTGCTGATTTACCCCCACCATCGCCATCAGCTGCTCGTACTGCGCAGCCATCTGGTCGAACTTCGCCTGCATCTCGATCTTCTGCAGCTCGAGCGTCGCCTTCAACGCGGCCACCTTCTCGTCGGACTGCGTCTCCATCATCGCGATACGCTCGTTCGACTTGATCTTCTCGGCCTCGATCAGAATCTTCGGATCAGGCGGCGGCGGCTCCTTCGGCTGCATCATCTCCTGCTGCGCTGAGGCGATCGCCTGGTCGAGCACGCTCTCGATCTCGGTCGAGACGCGGAACTTCGAGACCGCCCACTGCATCATGCGCAGCAAGTACGGACCAGCGCCCGGTACGTTCTGCACCATCGGCTGCACCTGCGAGACAAACGCGCCGAGTCCCTGCAGGAACTGCACCGCACTGTCGCGCTCTGCGTTCCAGTCCATCGCCGCCATCGAGTCGGCTTCGACGTTGATGCGGTACTCGGCGAGCTCTTCGTTCTTCAGAAGCTCGATCGCTGGGCCCGCCAGCTGCGCGTCCGGCGTGCGCTCGATGTTCGAGCGGCGCAGGATCGTCTCCGGCTGCCAGTGCGTGCAGATGATTTCGGCCTTGATGCGCAGCGCGTGCGTGATCCACTCCGCAACATAGAACTGCGAGAGCTGCACGCGCGTCGATCCGAACTGCGCCTTGATCTGCTGCGCTGTCGCCGTCTCGCCAGCGCGGGTTGAGCCGCGCATGATGTCGCTGACGCCGAGCACTTCGTAAATCTGCTGCGTCTTGTCGGCGCGGTAGACGCGCAGACGCTCGATCGCGTTCGTCACCGCCTCGATCGGCACCCAGTCGATCTTGCCGCGGATGCCACCACCCTCGGCAAACATCGCCCAGTTGTCGACCGGGATCAGCTGGTTCTCGCTCGCCTGCTGGAACATGCGCTGCAGGCCGTCGGCCGACTTGTCGTAGACGCCGACCACCTTCGCCGCTCGCGTGAGCCAGGTGATGCGCGTGTTGATCTCGTCGAGCTCGTCGAACTGGTCCTGCGCAAACACATAGTCCGCGCGCGGCATGAAGTTGCTCGAGGTGACGTTCGCCGCCAAAGGCTTGGGGCACGGGAAGAAGCCCTCGATGCCGAGCGGGTCGGGCTTGTAGTCGAGAATCACCTCGAAGCCCTTCGCGAGCCAGTACACCTTCTTCGTGTCCTTGCACCAGATCTCGAAGACCTCGGCCGCCGACCACGGATCATGCTTCGGCGTCTGGTCAGCGCCCGAGCGCGGCGTCTGCGTGTAAAGCGGCACCGCGCGCCCGATCTCCTCGCCAAAGCGCGCGATCAGCTTGTCGCGCGTCATATGCACGCGCCGCGCGACCCAGCGAACCTCGCTCCAGGTGCGCGCCGGCGACCAGAAGAAATCCTTCCAGTAGATATAGTCGCACGGCGCGTCCTCTTCGACGATCGCCTCAAACACGCTCGCCGGCACGAGCTCCTCGCCCGTCACCGGGTCAAGCTCTGCCGGCTGCTCGCGCTCCTCAGTCTCAACCTCGTACCGCAGCCACACCTGGCCGAGGCCGACCACGAGCCAATCTTCGATCGCGGCACGCACCGCGGCGTCCCACTGCGAGACGTTGTCGTCAAACGAGCGATTCAGCAAACGCTGCAGGATCGTGCCCGCGACCCGCGCCTGGTCGTCCTCGGCGTCGAGGAACGTGCGCGAGACGTCAGCCTTGGGCGGGCGCGCGTAGAGCAAACTCAGGAGCACCTTCATCGTGCTCCAGAACAAATTCACCCGCGACTCAGCCCGGCGCCACTCGTCGCGCTTGTCGAGGTAGCGCTCGACGATCTTGTCGCCGTCCTCGTGAAACTTCTCGAGCTCCTTGCGCGCCGCCTCGATCTCGACCGACCAGCGCTGCGCCATGCCGGCCGGCGTGTCGGCGAAATCGCTCTCAGACTCAATGCGCGTCGCGTCTTCCACTAGCCCACCCTGCCGCTCTGATGCGGCTGGCAATCCCAGATGTCGTCCAAGGCGAAACTGTAGGTCTGTTCGCCTCGCGGTGCGATATTAACATCACCCCTTGACAAATTGGAAGAAACTGGTGTCGCGGCCAGCGACAAGTAGCGAAACGCGTCCGAGGCGTGCGAGTGCTGGTCGTGTTTCGGCTTGTTGCGGTAGGTCTGCGTGCGCTCGTCCCACTCGCGGCCATACGCGCGCAGGTGCTCGACGCCCTCGTAGGTCTTCTTCTCGTCGAACCAGCACTTCGGCAGCGTCAATCGCGCAGCCTCGATGCCGTCCTGCAGCGAGAACTCCGGCACCAGGCGCGGGGTGATGCCGGCCGCCAGGAACTGCTCGATGATCGACTTGCCGGTTTGGAGTGATTTGGCCTTGGCGTCGTGCGGCAGGTAGACGTTGCCGACTTTGTACGGCCGGCTCTTCACCCACTCGATGTAGTGCGCGATCGGCTGCCCGTCCGCCTCGTAGAACTCGACAATGCGGTGCCCGCCAGGCACCGTCTGCCAGCCCCACCACGAGCAACTGTCCGTAAAGCCCAGGTCCGCCACCAAATCGACGGTAAAATCGGCGTCAGGCCCAAACTCGCCCACCCGCCCCTGCTCGTACGCCTCGCCGATCAGCTTCGCGTAGTACGCGCCAGGCACGCTCGCGTCGAAACTGATCTCGTACTCAATCGCGAACGTCTCCTCGGTCATCTGCGCCTTCGCGTCGGCAAGCTCGTCAGGGTGCAAAATGCCCGTCTTGCTTGCCGGCAGCTCGAGCAGCAGGTGCGTGCCGGGATTCAAACGCGCCTCCTCGCGCATCTGCCAGAAAAAGTTCTTTCCAGCCGGAGTCCCGGCGAATATTGCCCATCCGCTGCGATCACTGAGACTCGGTCTCAACACGGAATACCAGGCGCTTGGGCGAACCTGGCCCGTCTCGTCGATCACGACCCCATCGAAGTACATGCCGCGGTAGGCGTCCGGGTTGTCTGCGCCGCCCACGAAGATCGTCGACTCATCGCCGCGGCCGTTGTGGATCGACACCTTCAGCTCGCTCTCGTTCGGAGGTTTGCTCCAGAGCGGCTTCGTCAGCTCCTTCAGGTACGTCCACGCGACCTTCTTCGCCTGGTCGCGAAACGGCGCCAGATACGCAAACTGCGGCCGCGGGTGCGCACACTCGAGCGCGCCCAGTACCAGATCCGCGCACATCGCGACCGTCTTGCCAGCGCGGCGGTGCGCGACGACGACCGCCCAGCGCGCAGTGCGGTTGTGTAGCGGGATGAATGCGGCGCGAGGTTGGTAGCTGTTGATGTCCATTTTTTCTCAACACCCCGTTTTGCGAACGGCGGAGAGGGGGGAAGGGAACCCCTTTCTCACCCCACCCCCGGCTCCGGGTTCGACGGGGGATGGGGGGTCGGATCGGTGGCCGCGGGCGCCTCGAGGGCGCGCGTCGGGTCATCAACCCGAAGGTCTTCGGTCAATTGCCCTTGCGTATCAATGACTTGCGCATCGATGACGTCAGAGTGGGACGTAGATGGGACGCGCTGGCCTATGTTGCGCCCCTGCAGCCAGGGTAGAGCCACCACTATCCCGCCCTCGACCTTGGTCTGCAGCTGTGCGGGTATCGCCTTGGCGACAAACGTGGCGAAGATCTGGCGGTCCTGTACGTTGCCCTGCGCGCGTTCTACGAGCCACCCAGCTAGCCCCTTGGGGTGACACTGGCCCGGCTGGCAGGCCAGCTCTATGGCCTCCTTGATCGTTCTGGTGGCCTTGTTGAGCGTGCCCTTCGGCCGCCCGATGGGCAACCTCGATCCGTTGGGCGCCGGCGGGTTAAGCCGCGGCATTTTGGGCTCAACTTTTGCGCTTGCCTCGGCCGTAGCATTCATGCGTTGTGAATTTACACACGCCGCGCGCCTTTCGCAACACCCGCGATCACATCATCTCGGCGATCCGCCAGCCGAGCCGGAACAGTCGCATGAACCAGTACGCGACGAAGCCGATCGCGGTCGGCGCGAGGAACATGACCGCGAGCCCGCCGAGTGACCACGTCCAAACCTCTCGATCGTGAGCATCCATAAGCACCTCCGAGCCCGAATCTACCACGCGCGCCCCGCGTTGCATTGCCGCAACACCGTTGCGCCCACACCACACTCCCCGCTTTCCTGGCCCTCGAATCTGCGCCCGCAGTGAGTGCGGGCGCACTTGCGCCTGCGCGCGCGCGCCCCCCCACACCCCCTGAGCGCGTGCGCGCGCGCCTCTGGGGCGCTGCGGCGCACTTTGCGCTTGCACTGCGCCTGCACTCGCGGGCGCACTGCGGGCGCGCGGGCGCAAACTTTGTTGCAGCCCCGAGCCCCCTCGAGCCGGGCGTCCGATCGCCCCGCCCGCCCCTCGCCCGCCCCTATCCGCAGGATGGTTGTGTTGCGATATTCTCATTGCGTTGCGGTTCGCCCCGCGCGAGTATGCGCACACCCGGCGGGTGCCGGGCAACGACGCAAACGAAGGAGAACGAAGATGAGCAATTACGACCCTATGATCGCGCAGGCTTACGCAGAGTACGCCACGATTGCCCAGGCCGACATTGAGTACGCGACGAACGTCGGTGCCCAGCGACGCGATGTGTGCTGGATCTTGAGCGACCGCGACGTGTGGTACCGCAACCCGTACTACAAAGGCCCGGCTCAGCCGCACCCTGAATTCGCTCGGTACGACGACGAGGAGTACGCATGAGCCTGGCCGTCATCGTCATCACTGCCCGCATGAACCTGTCCGACCTCGCCGAGATCGCCTGCTGCGACCACGGCGAGGCGGCGTTTGTGTTGCTCGAGCTGCTGGCTGACGGCCACGCTGGGGCGGATCTGGCCGCGCTCGACATGGACGCGATCGGCGACGCTTTGCGCCGCGCTTGCGAGCGCATGGACGCGCTCGAGATCTCGGCTTGACCGATGTGTTGCTCTTTTCGCATGACGTGGAGGTCTGCACAATGTGGGAACTGATTTACACCGCGGCGTGGCTGCTGAGCTGGGCTGGGCTTGTGTGGCTCGCGTGTTGGTTCGTCTGGGACGTGTTTGTGCGCCCCCGACGCCGGCGCACGGGCGCGAGCTTGCAGGCCGACCCAGAGCTGCTGCGGCGGTTGCAGGAGGCGCGGCGCGAGTTGGGCTCGCGCTGGGTATTGGACGAGAGCCGGCCGCCGGTCGGCTGGGGGATCAAGCGATGAACGAGTTCATTGTGATGCGCGGTGTCGACGGCGACACGGGCGCGTTTGTGGAGACGCGCGTGGACGAGTTTGCGACCGCGATTGAGGCGGTGCAGTCGTTCTCGCGGTTCCTGGTCGGCGTCGGCTACGCGCCGGAGAGCGTACACGAGGCACTGCAGGAGGTGGCGTATGAGACCCGCCCCCGCCCCGCTCGCTGAGCGCGAGTCGACGCGGCACTTGCGCTTAGCACTGCGCGACCTGGTGCGTCAGCTCTGCGAGTCGGTCTCGCGCGAGATGGTGCTACAGGCGCGCGTGCGTCGCTTGGAGCGTGAACTGGATGAAGCGCTGCGCCGCAGCGTGACGAGGCACTGACATGCTGTACACACACGCCGGGTCGCTTGCGACCCATCAATACGTCTGGATCGAACCGAACGCGATTGGCGAGCACGACTGGTTGCGCGCGGTGTGGTTCGGCATCATTTGCTATCCTGGCCGCGCGTTCGGGTGTCACTTGATGCTCGAATCGGGCGCGGTTTATCGCAACGTACCGCTGCACCAGATCGCAGCGTGCAGCGACGCGCCGCCGTGGACGCCGGGCCAGGCGCAGACCTGGGACGCGTATGGCTACCAGTTCTCGATCATCGAGTACCCGTTCCTAGCGAACATGAACGCGCGCGCGCGTCTGCAGGACGACACCGAGCACGACGGGCATTACCTCTTCACGCTGGTGCCGGTTGGCGATCCGTTCTCGGCGGCGCCTGAGCAGAGCAAGGAGTTCTATTTCCTGCAGCTCGATCACGGCCGCTACACCGCGCAGCCGACCAACCAGGTACTGGTCGACGACCGCTCGTTTGTAAACACGCTCGAGTGGCCGACGTTCCTCAAGCGCCAGCGCGGCTGGCACAGCGCGGAGGATCGCGCATGACCGTTGACAACATCAGCCCGCCTGGCGCGTGGCAGCGCGAGTGGGACATGCGCTCGCACACCGACGCAGAGTTTCGGCAGGAAATCCGCGAGCTACGCGAACGCCTCCGCGGCTACCTCGCCGACATCCGCCGCCTTGAGGCAGAGGTAGCCGAGCTCAAGCGCCACGCTGAGAACCAGTGGGTGCGCGAGCCATGAGCGCCTTCTACGCCGCGATGAGCGACCTCGAGATTGTGGGTCACGTCAACGCGATACCGGACGCGAGCGAGCTCAGCCAAGCGCTGGCTGCGCGCGTGCGAGCACTCGCGACTGAGCGCGATCGCC